GGAGATGTGTATAAGAGACAGGGAAATAATCAAAAGGTATCTGGAAGCCTTACAAATAGAGGACGTAGAAAAACTCTTGCCAGATGAAAATGCTGAAGAGAAACCCGATCCTACTGTAGAAATGGAAATTGAAAAACTGCAAATAGAAAAAGAGAAACTTGATCTGGAAAACCGTAAGGTAGCAATCTTAGAGCAAAAACTTGAAGCAGAAATAGGCAAACTGAAAGCAGAGGCGATAAAAGCGATTGCTAATGCTGAATCCCAGGAAATAGGTCAGCAGTTAGATGCATATCGATTAAGACTTGAGACATTGGAGAAAGCTGCAAATGCTACACAAGCTGCTGCTGAAACGGAAGAAAAGAGACGATCTGCTGAGGTCCCGGGGAAAAAGCCTCCAGTGGCCGGGAAAGCTGAACCAGCAGAAACAGCAGAGCAGCTTAAATTAGGAGCCAAACCAGAAAGGCCTGAAGAAGCACTTGTTCCGGCTTTGGATATAGGCCGCGCAGAGGAGGTTTAGTGGCTGAAATTAATCTTGAGCTCAGTTGGGAAGATTACCACGCCTGGAGATCAATCCCGGCGACCGAAGAATTTTTTCTTAAGGCTGGTCTTCTAAAAAGAAACGAAGAGCAAGCCATGGGAAGAGGCGCGACTTTGGATTGTAATTGCAGTGATAGTACTCAGGGAAATACGGCAAGAGTGGTCGGCATTGTCAAGGGAATAGAGTTAATGCTTAATCTAAAACCGGCTGGCGAGAGTACTGAACCTGAAGAGGAATAAGAAAGTTTAAATTACAGATAGATTACTTCTGAAACGGGCAGTGTAGGTGTCCTAATCATCTACATCTGCCCGTTTTTTTTAATCCCAGATTAACCACAGGAGGTTAGCAGATGATTAAGCCAGCAGGCCATCGAGTTCTCGTTTTCCCGGAGGAGGTTAAAGAGAAAACCGATTCAGGAATTATTATTCCAGTCACAACAAGGGACCGGGAGCAAGCTGCAGTTACCCGCGGGACAGTTATAGCGATCGGGCCAACTGCATGGAAGGCTTTTGACGATGGTAATCCATGGTGTCAGGTCGGAGATATTGTGGCTTTCGCTCGCTATGGAGGCTACGAGGTCGAGGACCCGACCGATGGGGAGAAATATCGTGTACTCAACGATGAAGATATCGTTGCAGTTATTTCATGAAGTCTAGTAAGCGATAAGAAAATCGCACAGATCAAGGAGCATTAGAAATGTCAGCAGAAGAAACTAAACCTACAGGAGCAGAAGAAACCGCATCTCCTGCTGAAGCTGAAATAAAGGAAGACAAAACGGCTGAAACTGGTAAGAAGGCGCCAGAGGAAACCGAAACAACTCCTGCTTCAGTAGAAGAGATAGCGCGTGAACGGGGTTGGAAGCCCAAGGATCAATTTACAGGTGATCCAAAGGATTATGTAGATGCTGATACTTTCGTCCGAAACCAATGGGACATTACTGACAGCTACCGGAAGTCAAATAAAAGCCTGGGCAGACAAGTCGAGGAACTGGTTATCATGGTTCGGAATCTTCAGAAGAGTCAAAAAAAGACCAGTGAAGCTCAAATCAATCAGGCTAAGGCGAAGTTGGAAGAAGCCAGGCAGGAGGCGATCGCCGAGGGAGATTCCGAGACCGTGAAGAAAATCGAAAAGGACGTACAGGAACTTGATAAGAGCATGAAAGATGAGGAAAGCGAATCAACTGAAGAGAAGTTATCTCCTGCATTTATAAGTTGGAAAGAAAAAAACGACTGGTATGGAACTGATCCTCGACTTACCCGATATGCGGAAGTTATTGCGAAGGAATTCCCCGAGGGAACTCCCATTGAGAAAATATTAAAGGCGATTGACAAGGAGATAAAGGAATTTCGGACTGACCTTGACAAGGCCAAGGATGAGGATGAGAAGAAGAAAACCAAGACCTCTGTAGAGGCTGGAGGACATTCACCAGGTCAACAAACACGCAAGTACACCCGGAGAGACCTGACCGAGGAACAAAGGGCGGTTGTTGACAGATTTGTCGCTAAAGGCACAATGACCGAGCAGGCCTATATCGACCAGCTCGAGGCATCAGGAGAGATAAAACAGAAGTAAACCATCTTGATTATCAAATCTTTTTTCCTTTCCGTAGCAAGTAAGCAAGCCACGGGGGATTCAAAAGGAGTAGAAATGACTACCAAGAGCGATGAGCTAAAGAAGCTCAAAAGACAGAATACGGCTTTAAAGAACAGCAATACTGCTCTTTCGTCCAGAAACCGTGAACTTGAAGCTGAATTGAGAGCAGAAGCCGATGCCCAAGCAATCGAGAAGGCTACTGAACCGATTCCCGAAAAAATAGACAGCACATCCAATAACAAACCAGCAGACGGCACATCAGCAGTGCCTGTAACGGAACCTAAAGTGGAAGTGCATTCGCAGGGTCCAGGCCCTCCTGGTCATGGGCTTGCCGAGAGAGCAGCAGTATCACCTCCGCAAGCGGTAGTACAGGAAGAAGCACCTCCTCCTCCACCAGTAGTGGAACAAACAGATAAGCCGAGAGCACGGCCCCATAGAAGACCCTTAAGTAGAAGGGATGTTTTAAGCTTTCCCCGCCGGCCCGGTTATTATCGCCGAGTCGTAAATGATACAGGGGGCGGCAGGCGTATCCAAGCATTTAAGGATGCTGGATACGAAGAAGTAAGAGATGGTAGCCTTACAGGTGCCGATGGTGAAGCGGGTAGACCCTCACAGATAGGGAAAAATGTAACCCGTGTTGTAGGAACGGATCAACAGGGTGCTATCAGAGGCGTGTTGATGGAAATTCCTCTCGAATTCTATAACGAAGATCAGGCAGCAAAGCAGCGGAGAATTCAAGAGATGGAAGATACCATCAATCGTACTCAGAAGCAAAAGGTTGAAGGCGTCTACGGCGATGGCATTCAAATCAAGCATTAGGTAGGGTAGGGTAATCATCTTTTTTCAAATTTAATATTGTGCTTTTTAACTTTTCTTGGAGTTTCATCGTGGCCAAAGAAAATGAGGATAAACCCTCCGGGTTTACACCTATCAAACACCTGTCCGGTTCGCCATGGAACGGCGCATCGAATCTTTATTATGCGCCTTCAGGCAGGACATCCAACGGCAATATCTTCCCAGGAGATCCCGTCAAGCTCGAAGCCAATGCTTCCAGCGTAGGGGTTCCCTGTGTTGACTTGGCCGATGATGTGGCTGATGTGCCTTGTGGAATCGTTGTTGGTGTGGTTCCCGATCCTAACAACCTGGAGAAGAAGTATCTTCCGTCCGGGACAGGCGGCTATGTTCTGGTAGCCGATGCACCCGATCTGATCATGGAAGTCCAGGCTGATAACGGAGCCGGGGAAGACGAGCTCGTGGAAGACGGTGATATCGGCGCGAATGTCGATATTCTGTACACCGCTGGTAACACCGTTACCGGTCGCAGTCAGTGCGAGGTAGATATCTCCTTAGCAGCAGCCACCTCAACGTTGAAATATAAGATTTTGCGTCTGGTTGATCGTCCAGACAACATCCTGGGCGAAAATGCCAAACTCGAGGTGTGTTTCAATGTTCATCAATATGGACGTGGCACCTACGATGTAGGACAAACCGCCGTGAGTGGAGCTTCTCTAGGCCTCCATGCTTAGTCGGGGCATATTCCCTGATTTGTAGATTTTCAATATCCATGAATTTAACGGGAGATAATAATGCCTCCGATTACCACTGGCGCTTTTGCCAAACTTCTCTGGCCGGGGATCAATGCAATTTACGGCCAGAGCTACAACGAATTCGTTGTAGAATATACCGAGATCTTCGATTTCAATAAGTCCGTCAAGCACCATGAGGAAGATGTCGGGGTTACCAGCTTCGGGTTGGCCCCTGTCAAGCCCGAAGGTGCTCCTATTGCGTATGATTCCATGGAACAAGGCTTCCTCAAACGCTATGTCCACGTAACATACGCCCTCGGTTTCATAATCACCCGCGAGATTTACGAGGATGATCTTTACGACACCGTAAGTGCCAAACGAGCTAAGGCTCTGGCATTCAGCATGAGACAGACCAAAGAGATTGTCCATGCGAACATCCTCAACCGGAGTTTTAATCCTCTTTATCCAGGTGCTGATGGCCTGCCGTTGTTTGACCTTCTTCACGTCAATGTAACAGGCGGAACATGGCGCAATGAGCTTTTCACACCATCCGATCTCAATGAGTCGTCATTAGAGCAAGCCTGTATCGACATTGCCGATTTCAAGAATGATCGGGGCTTACGCATAGCCATCCTTCCGCGGAAGCTGATTATTCCGCCTGAGTTGGAATTCGATGCAGCTCGTATCCTTAAGTCCCTATTACAGCCGGGTACTGCGAACAACGATATCAACGTTATCAAAGCCAATGGGAAAATTCCCGAAGGGGCCAAGGTCAATCATTACCTGACCGACCCCGATGCCTGGTTCCTCAAGACTGATTGTCCTGACGGCTTGAAAACTTTCGAGCGCAGAGCAGACAATTTCGGGACTGAGAACGATTTCGATACCGAGAATGCCAAGTACAAGGCTTCGGGGAGATATTCAGCCGGCTGGACCGATCCACGGTGCGCCTTTGGTTCTCCTGGGGCCTGATCGACATAGTTTGTCCTTCCTTTAGTCGCCCTGTATAGGGCGGAACACCTTTTTTCATTCGTTTTTCTTTATTAATCCCCGAACTGCGGTTTTTCTACTAAGACCGTAAGACGGTTCGCAGGAGGGCTATAATGCCACATTCAAATTTCCCCGGCGGTTTCAAGCATGGTGTAACCATCCGGAATATGCCGGTACTCAACATCTATCCCGCAAAAGCTTTCTGGGTTGATTCCAATAGTGTCCACAAGGGGCTAAAAGGAACTTTCGACAGTCCTTGTGCTACATTGGCAGGTGCACTCGCCCTTTGTACGGCCAATAAGGGCGATCTCATCATGATTAAGGCCGGTCATGCCGAGAACCTTGCTGCCGCTCAAGCAATCACACCTGCGGGTGTTACAATCGTCGGCCTTGGCGAAGGCAATGCTATCCCCACGTTCACAACCACCGCAACAGACGGCGGGTTTACGATTGGTGTAGCCAACGTTACAATCGAAAATGTCAGGATTATATCGAACATTGCCGATTGTGTCGCTGCGATACTCGTTGAGGCGGCGGGGGTTGGTTGCACGATCAGAAATTGCCAGTTCCGAGATACATCGTCAGCTTTAGAGCTTCTTCTTCATGTTTCCGTTGAAGCTGCCGTAACTGACCTGCTGATAGACAACTGTAGTATGGTTGGAAAAGCAGGTGGAGCTATGACGAACTCGATCCTGTTTGCCGGGCTAAGTACCGATTGTATCATCCAGAACTGCAATATTTTTGTTGATTCCTCCGATGATGTGATCGACCATCTCGCCATAGCTTCGGTAAATCTTACGATCAGAAACAACGTGATTGTCAATGCCGATACCGATGCTGCCGGTTATTGTATACGCTTTAAAACTGGTGGAACAGGCGTAGTACATAATAATCTTCTCGGTTATAACGAGAATGCTGCGGAAATCGGTGTTGGTGATGCTGCATTCTGGTTCGAGAACTACGCTTCTAACACCATTGCCGAGAGTGGTGTGCTTGATCCGACTACGGCTCATGCCATTCCTTAATAATCCAAAATGGATTCCAAGATGGATTTTTAAGTCATTTTGGAACAATTAGGGGAGGGTTTGCTATGAGAGGTAAGAAAATAACCCTGACGATGGCCGCAGTTGACCCCAATGGTATCTGTGAGGATCAGACTACCGCTGGAGCGGCTGACCTGCTGCTCAATGGAGTGTTGGCTGCCAGTAGCGGGATAGCGACATTAGGGACCGCCTTGGTGGTTAAAATCACCTGTGCCGGGGATGATTCCGGGAGGGTCTTTACTGTAACAGGTAAAGATGCCAATGGAACTGATACGTGCGAATCACTCGCCGGCGGAAGTGCAGGTGCGGTAAACACCATCAAGACTTTCCTCGAAGTAACCGGTGTGTCTATCGATGGCGCCGCGGCTGGTGCTGTCGAAGTAGGAACAGCAGAGAATGCAGATAGTATCTGTGCTTCTCAGACACCGGCTCTGGCTACAGAATTGACACTTGATGGTGCCGCAACCTATGTCGCTACCCTGGATGTCCCCAGGCATGTCTCTATCGAGGCTGCCGGGAACTGTTCAGATATCACCTTTACGTTTAAAGGCACTGACCGTCATGGTGACGCTCTATCTGAAGTTATCACCGGTCCCAATGCTACAACCGTAAAGGGGGTCAAGAACTTCAAGACCGTTTCAGCTATCAGGGTAAGTGGCGCAGTTACCGGTGATGCGGAAATAGGGACCACCGATGAGCTTGAATCTCAACTTATTCCCGTTAACAGCAAAGTCAAAGGTGTGGGTTTTCAAGTATCCATGAGCAGTGACGGCAATTTTCAACACTGGCTCAAATACACCAGAGATGATGTTCTCGGCGGGGACAAGGACGAACATTCAGCTCGTTACACGATTTTTACCCCCGATGGCAGTAAAGCGGCAGATGAGGCTGGCGTTCTCGCCTTTCCGATAACTGCTGTGCGTCTGGCTATAGATACCTGGGTAGCCGGTTCAGTAGATTTGATTGTCGTTATACCAGGGGTAGGGTCATAAGATAAAGGGACGGTCATAAAGGGCCGTTTTATGGCCGTCTCTTTTTTATTCTATTGAGGTTTGAATGGCTTACAAACCCGGTGATTACAAAGTTGTCTGCGATATCTGCGGATTAGTTTTCCTTCGCAGTCAATGCAGAAAAAACTGGAAGAATCAGGTCGTATGTATTGCCGACTACGAGCCCAAGCATCCTCAGTTGTCGGTGAAAGTACGTCCAGAGAAGGCCCGGGTCTTAGATGCAAGACCAGAAGGAGAAGACCAATTTCTATCACCGGGGGATGTGACCCCGGACGATTTGTGACGGAGGTTTACAAATGCCAAAGCCAGAACTAGGCGAAGGCAGAGATCACTTTGCCACTCGCTGTATTCCTATAGTGCTGGAAGAGCATCCTGAGTTAACAAACAGACAGGCTGCAGGCCGTTGTTATGGGATATATGACCAGCACCATGGAAAAAAGACAGAGAAAGAGGAGGAGAAGAAATAAATGTCCACCTCTGGAGAGACAAATATTGTTATCACCCAGGAGAGCATTATCAAAGGTGCTTTTCGGTTGCTCGGCATGATAGAGTCCGGTAAAACCATTGACCTGGATAATTATAACAATGCCGCCGAAGCTCTTAACTTGATGCTTTCAGAGTGGCAGGCTGAGGGGATCGGTCTGTGGAAGGAAAAAGACGTTACTCTTTTTCTTACCAAAGAACGGGCGTCCTATCCCATAGGAGCATCTGGAACTATTCCAGTAGCGTTAACTGATGATTGTGCTCTTACCACATTATCAGCAGAGGCTTTGGCCGGGGAAACATCAATTACAGTGGTTTCAGCTAGTGGTATCTCCAAAGATGATTACATCGGTATTGAACTGGCAGGCGGGACGATGAATTGGACGACCGCGAACGGAGCTCCCGTTGGTACGACCATTAATCTTGACAATGCATTGACCGGAGATGCTGAATCTGGTGCTATGGTAGCAGCTTTTACTACTAAGGCCTTGCGTCCTCTCGAAGTCATCGATGCTCGAGTGATTCATCCAGACGGCAATTCAACACCGCTTAACATCTTATCCAAACAGGAGTATAACAGCATTGCTATCAAAACCAGTGCGGGGGTTCCAAATAGCGTCTTCTACGACCCTCAACGAACTGACGGAATATTGTACGTCTGGCCTACAGCTCAAAATTCCACGTACCGTGTAGCCTTCACCGGCAGGATGCCGATAGAGATTTTCAGCGAGAGAACCGATAACCCGGATCTGACTCAAGAATGGTTTAACACTTTGAGATTCAATTTGGCTGAGTTAATCGGTTTGGAATATCCGAAAGCTGTTAAAGTAAGCCAATATAAATTGGTATCAGATAAAGCGCAGCAGTTGAAGAGAAAACTTCAGCGATTCGATTCTGAGCACGTTTCCATTCAATTTATACCCGACACAACAGGATATTAAAAATGAATACTCGACAGCTTGTCTACGCATCTTTCAGAGCATTGGGGACTGTTGCGGAAGGCGAAACCCCAAGTGATGATATGGTCAATACCGGTGTAGAATGCCTTAACATGCTACTGGACTCAATGAGTGCCGAGGAATTATTGCCTTTCGATAAGGTTCAAAGGCAGATCCCACTTGTCGCAAACAAAAAGGTCTATGTGATAGGTGATGGAGTTGTTTTTGATGAAGACCAGATTGGAACGGCTTCTGCAACCGACACCAGCTTTACCATCGATACCCCTGTCGTTTTTGACGTTCCTCGGCAAATAGTGTTTACCCCGGCTGCAGATGAATCAACTAATACTTTCGTTTGCACGGGAACTAATCAACGGGGTGAAATTATAACCGAGGATGTTCCGGGAGCAGGCGGTTCAGTACCTTCCTACAGCGAAAAGCTTTTTAAAACCGTGACAGCGATCACTATGTCAGCTTTAGCTGGCAATTGCACGGCCGGTTCCGCTCCTATTACCAGAACAACCAGACCTATCAGAATCGAGAGCGGCTGTTTTGTGAGGACGGTTGCAGGTGTAGACACTCCGGTTCTTATTTGTTCTCGTGAACGATACGCGGAAAAAGAGAATAAAAATACGGCTGGAACCCCTACCGCTCTTTTTTATGATAAACAGTATCCTACCGGGGTTATCTGGTTATATCCGCGTCCAGATGATGGCACTCAGGAGATGTTTATCGAGATGTGGCAGCCTTTCAAGCATGTCTCGACCACAGACCTCAGTGAAATAATCTTTATGCCTGGCGAATATCTCTTGGCTTTGAAATGGAATCTTGCAGTTGAATTAGCTCCAGAATATGGCCGGATGGTTCAGGATTACGTTTTTCAAAAATCCCGAGAGAGTATGAATATTATCCGCGCGGCCAATGGTAAACCCGTTGTACCGCTTGCATGGACTACTCCAAAAGAGATTGTCCAGGGACAGCCGGCAGAGAGCCAAGTTTAAAAGTGGTGTAGTAAGTGGGTATTTTAAGGATTTTTAAACATGAAGGTAAAAATCTTAGGTGGTTCTTATCGGGGAAGAAGCGTTGATGCAAATCCAGAAGTATGCATCAATCTTTTTCCCGAAGTAGACGTAGAAGGTGGGCGTAGTGCGCTTGTAGGAACCCCTGGACTGGTTGAAATAACTAATTTAACCGAAGGTGAGTATGACAATCTTCTGGTCGGTCCAGGAGATAGATTATTAGTGGCGCCCGGGATATTTCTTAGAGTTTCAGAGTCAGAGTGAACGAAGGATGGAGATGATATCATGGCTGACAAATATTTAAACGGTCTAAACGCCATTTCCGGCGCTCCTGCTGATGCTGATCTATTAGGTATCGAGGATATAGATTTCCCCACAGAATGTAAAAAGATTGCTTTCTCTGATTTTCGTTCAGCTCTTTTGGGTGGAGGAGATCTCGGCGATTTATCAAACGTTGACACTGATACGCCAACAAGCGGGAATGTCTTAGTTGGAGACGGTACCAAGTGGGATAGTGCTACCCCTGATGCAGCAGGATTAGTTGCTAAATCAGGCAATCAGACTGGTATAGCTGGCTTAAAGACTTTTGATGATGGAATTAACCTCGGCGCGGGTGCAACCTTCAGACTTGGCACCTCGGCAACCGCCGGCCACATTTTGACAGCTGATGTTTCGGGTTTCGGGACCTGGCAGGCGGTAAATATATCAACTGCCAGCATAAAGTCGCTTTCAGACGTTTATTCTTCTATGTCTGAAGATGATTTGGATTTGTTATATTGGGATAATGGAAATAGTCGGTGGGATTGTAAGACCATAACCGACCTTAATATAGCAAAGACTAATGTTGCAAATACATTTGGGCAGAAACAGACTCTTACTAATGGCATGAAAATTTTGCCTGATACTGGGATAGCAGGGAAATATTTGATGGCCCTCGATGATTATGGAGATGTCGAGTGGCATACACCTACAGGTGCAGGCGATGTAACTCTAGCTGGTGCTCAGGAATTCATCACGAATAACAAGAGTTTTGAGCCAGTCAATGCATGGCCCAAGATGAGTGCCGGTTACGGTGATCCCCCAGGAAATGAATATCTTGCAACCAAAAAATACGTTGATGATAATGTCGGTGAAACCAGTACGTTAGCTGGCTTAACAGATACAAACATTTCTGGACCTTCTATAGGTGATTTACTTCAGTGGGACGGCACTGATTGGGTAGATAGGACTGCGGATCAGGCCGGGGTGGTGGCTAAATCCGGGAGTCAGGCCAGTATTGCCGGGACAAAATATTGGACTGGAGAACAAAATTATGCTCTTGATTTAAACGCTGCAAAAGATATTTGTCTCACCAGTACGGGAGAGTCAGGCTATTTGAGATTTTATAGCAAAGTTTCTCTTCTTCGTGCTGGCGGCAAGACACTTATTAGTGAAGCCGACAATGCTCATTTTAATGCCATCAGACTTGGGACTGTTGCTACCAATGGTCATGTTTTAGTAACAGATGGTAGTGGAAACGGTTCATGGGCGGCTTTAACTGCAGGGCAGATTCCAAGTCTTGATACCAACAAATTAACTAGTGGCACTCTTTCTGTGGAAAGAGGAGGAACAGGGAGTTCAGCGCAGACGGCACTAAGAGCACTCGTGACCAGTGCTGGTGGTCTTATCACCTCTTCTATTATAACTAGCGATGAGCTTGAGTGTTTGGATGCTATCTCGAATAATATACAGACCCAACTTAACGGTAAGGCTGCTTCCTCTCACGCTCATGCGGCTGACGATGTAACAAGCGGTATTTTTGTTGATGCGAGAATTCCCAATTTGGCAGCCAGTAAGATAACAAGTGGTCTCTTACCCACCGCCAGAGGCGGTACAGGGCATGGCGGACAGACACCGAGCAGGGCGGTTTATACTGACCCTAGTGGGATAATATGTACGTCTGACGCAACTGCTACAGAGCTTGAGTACTTGATGGGCGTCACCAACGGTGTCCAGACTCAGCTTAATGGCAAGGCTCCTACTTCCCATGCACACGCTGCTAGCGATATAACGTCAGGTCAGTTGCTCAATGCACGTCTGCCAGATTCGATTGATGTTACTACCCTTCATGCTTCCGGGAATGTCACGGCCTCTGGCAATGTTTCGGCAACTACAGGATATGTTAAGGCGCAGACTTATATCAAGGTTGGTACTAAACAGGTTGTAGGACCACGTGGGGCTGCCGTAGCAGATGTTGATATTATTCATGCTGCGGAGGTTGATGAAACTGCGGCTTCGTTGTCTGATTGCCAAGCCATGAGAGTTCAGATCAATTATTTATTAGCCAGAGTAAGGGCTCATGCTCTTATAGAAACATAAGGAGACTACTATGGCATTAACAAAAGAAGAAAAACAAGCCCGTTTAACCGAGTTGCAAAGTCAACTCGAAGAAGCTCTCCAGGAATGCAAAACATTGGATTCGAAAGTAAACGAAGCAGTGGAAGAGCGGGGACGGCTGACTTCCGAGATAAAAGAGTTGGAGGGCAGAATTAAAGAAGTAAACGAATGGTAATTTAGGATGAAGCTCAGTCTTGTTATCTCAGGTTATCAGACATTTCCAAAGGGGGAATCGTGCAGAGCCAAGAAGTCGTAAAGATGACGAAAAAGATTAAAGAATACCAAGGCATAATCACACAGGAGAAGGAAACGAGAGAGAGTTTAAGTCTTCAACTTGAGCAAACGGAAGCGGATGTAAAACAAAGAATAGGTCAGATCAACGCTAAAATTTTAAGGCTTGAAGGCGCGATATTGGGTTTTCAAGATTACTTGGACGAAAGCAAGCCCAAGCCCAAGAAACCCAAGACTAAAAAGGATAAAAAGAAGTCTGGACCAAAAGAAAGTTCCCCAAAGAAGGGAGAAGAGAGTAAAAAATAGCAGAGGATTCTTATGCTAACCGAAGTTCGTGGCTTTCAGGTTATGGGTGATTACTTGTATGCTGTAAGTGGAGATCTGCTGATAAGAATAGATTCCAGCTATAGTGTTACTACTTTAAATAATTCCGACCGGATGGCCACAAAAACGGGTCCTGTAACAATGGCTGATAACGGCATTCAGTTGATGATTGCCGATGGGTCTTGTTCTGCTTACTTGTATGATTCTCAAACCGATGTCTTTACCAAACTAACCGAAGAGACCTACGGATTTATGGGTGGTGGTTGTGTAACTTTTCAGGATGGATTTTTTATCTCTCATCAGCCTGACTCCGACACTTTTTATCACTGTGCCCTAAATGATGGACTTTCCTGGGATGTTTTGGATAATAATCAGGCATTAGTAAAACCAGGAAATATTGTCAGACAACTTTCTAACCATCGAGAGTTGTGGACTTTTAAGAAAAAATCCACCGAGATTTTTTATAATTCCGGGGACAATGAGATAGTTTTTCAGAGGATGCCGGGGGGGAATCTTGAGATAGGCTTGGGTGCTATACATTCTGTTGCTTTGCTTGATAATACATTATTCTGGCTGGCAAATGATAAAACCGTCCGAATGGCCGCAGGTTACGTTCCAGCGATAGTTTCAACACCACAACTTTCTTACCGAATAGAAAAATTTTCTGTCGTGTCCGATGCGATCGGTTTCGGTTTTGTCTTTGAAGGACACAGTTTTTATCAGCTTACCTTCCCTTCAGAGGGTGTAACCTTTGTTTACGATGCTGCTACGAAAATGTGGCATGAAAAAACAAGTTACAGAGTAGGTACCGAGGATGATTCTCGGCATCGAGCTAACTGCTATGCAAAATTTAATGATGAACATATCGTAGGCGATTACAGCAATGGGAAAATTTATAAATTCGACAGCGATGCCTTTACAGATGCCGGGAATCGTATACAAAGAACCAGAGTAATAAGGCTTTTAGATGCTGAAGAAAAACCGATTTTTCTTCATAATTTCCAGATTGATTTTGAGGCAGGAGTCGGTATTACCACAGGCCAGGGTTCCGACCCCAAAGCGATGCTTCAGATTTCTAAGGATGGTGGACATTCTTACGGAAACGAACTGTGGGCTGACATAGGACCAAAAGGGAAATTTAATCAGAGGGCTATCTGGTGGCGCCTGGGACGATCCCGAGATCCAGTTGCGAAATTGGTGATAACCGATCCAATAAAAGTGGTTATTGTGGGAGCTTATCTTGATGCTAATCCGGGGGTATAAATGCCTTTTGAAATTGTACCGCCGCCTGCAAATACACCGTTCATCGAAAATAACAGTATTTCACCGGCATGGATAAAATGGCTTAGTTATCTTCAGAGATATATTAATCAAGCTTCAACTGAGCTTCAGGCTAAACTGGAAAAACTTTCTCCCGCAACTAAAGATAATATTCCGATCATTGAAAGTGATGGAAACTTAAAGGATGGAGAAAAATCTTTGCCGGCCGGGGACTTGGTTGGTGATACGGACACCCAGGAACTATCAAATAAAACTTTAAATAAACCGACAATTGGTGATTTCTCAAATGCAACGCATGATCATACCTCAGACCCTGAAGGAGGTCTGATTGAAGGAGGTGGTAGCAGTACACTTGCTGGCTTAACAGATACTGAGATTACCGGTCCCGAGATAAATGATTTGTTGCAATGGGACGGTACAGATTGGGTGGATAGGACTGCAGAAGAGGCTGGTTTGATGACAGGCCTTGGTGAAGAATCAAAAACCGGTAGTGTTGAAACAACAGATAATACTCCTACGGATTTAATCGCTATTGATCTTGCTGAAGGCAAGACCATGACGATTGAGGCCTGGATCACCGGTCGGAAGTCAGACGGGAGCAAGAATGCCAGTTATCATATCTCTGGAGCTTTTTATCGAAACACCGGGGGAAACGTGACGCAAGAAGGGGTAACTCAGGATGTAGTTGCCCATGATTCGAGCGATTGGAGCATAGATTTTTACGTTGATACGGGGAATCAAAGGGTGAATGTAAGGGTAACAGGCAGCACAGGCGATACAGTTGATTGGAAAGCTAAGGCCGTCTATACACAGGTGGCATCGTGATTATCCGACAAGCAAATAAGCAAGATATGAACCACCTTCTTGCCATGGGTTTACATTTTTTCCGAGAAGGAAAGTTTACCGAAAAAGGTTTGACATTCTTTCCTCCGGACTTTGAAAGATTTCTTGTTTTTTTAATAGAATCGAGAAATGCTATATTTTTAATTGCAGAAGAAGAAAATAGTCCTATCGGTTCGATAGCAGGTGTTTTTTCACCTTGGATGCTTGATTATGCAAAGGTAACGCTTACCGAACTGTGGTGGTGGATAGAACCCGAACATCGAGGAAATCGCGTAGCTTTTCAATTATTAAAAGAATACGAGAGAACCGCAAAAGAAAACAACATTACCCATGTTATTATGGGCACACATGATAATGTAAATGAGGGAAGACTTCAGAGCTTTTATTCCAGATATGGCTATAAACATTTAGAACATCACTACATAAAGGAAATCTAAAATGGTAGGAACAACAGCACTAATAGCTGCTGGAATTGCAGCTGGTGGAAGTCTTGGGGGGTCTGCTCTTGCTTCCAGGGCACAGACCAAGGCCACTGAAAAGGCTATTAAAGCCGAAAAGACCATAGAGGAGCAAAGGCGGGAAGATTATGCTCCATGGCGCGAAGTCGGAGAAGAAGCTCTTCAGGAATTACGAACAAAAATCATGGAAGGCCCGGGGCCTTATGTAGAGAGTCCGGGTTATCAATTCGGGCTTGAAGAGGGTCTGAAAACGTTGGAAAGGGCTGCTTCCGCAAAAGGAACTACTCGCAGCGGTGGACAACAAAAAAAGCTGATAAGATATGCTCAAGATTATGCCTCCGGTGATTATAACAAGTTTCTTGAGCGATATTACAGCAGTCTACGACCACTTCAATCTCTGGCCGGCGTTGGACAAACGGCAGTAGGTCAAGAATCAGCATTAGGCGAGAGAACGGCTGGCCGGCTGAGTGAATTGGAACTTGCGGGAGGAACCGCCCGGGCCAGCGGATATATTAACGCCGCAAATGTTTTAAGAAGTGGGATGGGAGATCTGGTAACATTAGACGAATTAGCCAGACAGGATTTTATTAACCGACACATGGGAGAAGGTATTGTAGGTTCACCTCCTTCGATGGTAATGCGATAACAACGAGGTTTTATCATGGGATACAGACAGCTTCCAAATCTTGAAACAAGAGCAGTTGTTGGACCAGCTCTGGCAACTGCAGAGAACATAAAGCAGCAAAGAAGAACCGGGCAACTGTCAGAATTGACGTTGCAACATGCTCCTGAAAGATTCAGGCAAGAGAGCCGACAACGTGGATTGACTGCTCGAGCAACAGAACAAGGTATCCAAACACGAGAACAACTTACTCGTCAAGCTGAAAAGAGATTTTCACGTGAACAGATTGCCGGCTGGCTCAATATTGGTCTTTCTTCTCTTCCGAATGTGCGGTCCCGGGAGGAACATAATCAATGGTTGTCCTGGATGCATAAAGAGAATGAAGTCCCTCTCGAGCTTTTACCGATTCTTCCAGAAGGGATGTCTCCAGAACAATATGATGAGTGGCAAAAAGATTATCTCAATCGGGCTGCCAAATTGAAACAAGATTACGAGTTGGAGAAAATCAAAGCCAGAACAGAAGGTGCAGTAGAAGTCGCAGAAACTAGAGAAAAAGGAGCGATGGAGCGGTTGAAATATCAACTAATGAACGGACAGATAGGTGCAAAACCATTATCCGAGGGCGAAATTAGCAATCTATTTGAAGAGGCTGGAATTGCTTACAATAATGCATTTGCTAAAGAAAGAATAGATCCAGAAACGGGTAATCCTGTAACTGATATGAAAGGCGAAATCCAATATGAACTTGATCCCAAAGCTCCTGACAGAGAAAAGTGGATGGTTGATTTCATTAAGAAACGAGTAAAATCTGTAAGGAGAATTGGCAAAGGTGAGAAAACATCCTCCTGGAAGGAATATGATTAGCAATGGCTGAAGTGCTTGACATATTTCAGGAATGGAAAACCGACCCTGAATTCAGTGCATTGCCTTATGAGAGGAAACAAAAGATTCTGGGCAATTACTTTGATCAGGAAATGGCTGATGATGAATTTCGGACATTACCCGGGATCCGTCAGACCAAGATCAAAGATAGTTTTTACAGAACACACTTAGGAGCTCCCCCTCAAGACTTGGATGCTGCTCAGATAGTGAGCGATGTTACTGGAAGAGAAGTCGAAGCACCTGCCGAACCTGAACCTGCAATAACAAAGCCTCCTGTAGAATCCTGGTTTGAAAAAATAGGTAGAAAGTATGGTGAGATATTCGGGCCTACTCGAGAAGAAAAGGCAGCAGAAGCACAAGTTCAACTTGTAACAGGCAGACCTCGGAGTTTTCCAGAAAAAGCAGCAGAGAGTTTTAATCGAGGTCTTGAGGAAGTCGATGTTGACTCCCAGGGATTCGAGGTAGCTCTGGGGATCAGAAACCTTGAAGACTGGCAGAAAAGAAGAAAGGAAATACGCGATAGAGAATTAAATGATCCGATAAAAGGCGGAGTGCCTTTCAGTCAAACAGTGCTTGATGCGATTCGGATGTCTGGGCCCATGGCGAAAGGTACTACGGAAGGAGGTATTCTGGCTGCCGCGGCGATAGCTTTAGGACAATTAGGTCCACAAGCTCTCATCCCGGAAGAAATAGGAACTGTGCCAACGGCATTTTTACTTGGATCGGCTCAATATTGGTATCGCCAGGGATTCGGTTCGATCTTTGGAGAGTTAATTGATCGAGGGGTTGACCCTACGATCGCTGCACCTGTGGCTCAAGGAGTAGCACCTGTCTATGCTGCGATTGAGTTCATGCAGGTAAAAAGGATTATGCCCGGTTTTAAGAAAGCATTCGCAAAAAAAATCGCTGATTCTGTATCCCGGATAGTAGGAAAGGCAAGTGTCAAATATGGTAAGGATATATTCAGAGAAACCACTGAGGAAGGTTTACAGGAGATCTCTTTAATAGCTGCTGAGGAAAGCGGGACGGTTATCAGCAACATATTACAAGGCACGGAATACGAGACAACGTCAGCATCTGATGCATGGAATCGGGTGTGGAGAACTTTAAAAGGATCTGTTGGTCCTCTGGCGTTATTACTCGGACCCAAACGAGCGATCGGTACAGCTCGAGATATTCATTCAAGAAAACAACTGGAAAAGGATATCAAGGAACTCTCGCCAGAACAACTGGAAGATATGGGACTTTCAAAAGAGATATTGAAAGAAGAGTTTGGAATTACCATCCCTGAAGAAAAAGAAGTGAAGAAAGAGAAACCGCCAGCGGCGGCGCCCGAGGTTAAGCCAGTAGTCCCGGAGAAAGTAGTTGAAGAAAAACCGATTGAGGAAAAGCCAGCGGCAGAGGAAAAGCCAGCAGAGAAGCCCGCAAAAGAACCCTGGGAAATGACTCTCAATGAAATTGAGCAACATCCTGAAGTGCTTTTGTCTGTCAATTTGATGCGGTTACAGAATCATCAAGCCAGAGTGAAGGGATTGGGTCTCGTTAATGATGCTGTAGCGAAAGACTATTTGAAAAAATTGGAACAAGCTATCAAAACGCATGATCCTGAATTGGCAGGGCGAATGAGCGATGCCCTGGATGCTTATTATGCTGGTGATTACGGATTAGCTACTATGGCTTCAGAGGAAACGCTACAGAAACTTCACATGGTTGAAGCTGCCGAGCGGAATTATGAGGAAACACAAGCAATGCATAGGGCTGTAGTTGAAATGGCTATCGAAAGAGGGGAAACTATACCCGCCGAGGTGTTGGCCGAGTATCCCGACCTTGCTGAGAAAGCCCCACCAGCGGCAGAAAAAAAGCCTACGGAAATGACAGACATAGAGCTTGCCGAGTATGCTAAACAGAATCAGATGAAAACAGCATACAATATTGTCAGCAAAGACTTTCAACATACTCCGGATGATTTAGAACTATTACGCAAACAACTTGATGAATCAGCGTCAGATATTGAAGAATATAGAAGTAAAGTGGACAAAGTTCCTGAGTTGAAGAGCATTATTCGGGACTATGATATCAAGGCTGAAATTTTAAAAAGAGCCACTATTAAGCCAAAACCAACACCGCCGGCCGAGGAAAAAGCTAAGGTTAAGACTGCACTGATCAAGGGAATGAAATCACCGGGGTTGTTCGAGATTGGCGAAAAGGTAAAATTTACACCGAGAGACAAAAAATATCTTCCAACTGAAGGCATGATTCAAGATGTAGTGAAAAATCAGGCTGGCGACATAGGATGGAATATCAGAAAGGACAATGGGGATGTTGACCGAGTTTGGAGCAATCGGGGCACTATTGAAGTTATTGGTAAAGCCGAAGAAGTGCCACTTGGACCACCAGTTCCTAGAAGCCTTGCTGGTTTAGTGAGTACCAAGCAAAAAGAATTTCTTGATCAACAAGTTAGAAAGCTTGGGTCTGTAAAAGCCGTGGATGAAGATTTTATAGGCTATGGCGATAATGCTGCTTATGCCCGTGCGAAAGCCAGAGAATTATTTGGAGAGCCAGCCGAGAAGCCCGCAAAAGAACCCTGGGAAATGACGAGGGAAGAGTTTGACGAGTATGCAACAAAAGTTTCTATGGAAGATTATGTTTATGCTTATGACGAAGCAATGCTAAATGATGAGAAGTTTGCAAGGAAAACGGAATTGTGGAACAAGATACAGGCACGTGATAGATGGCTTCAAGAAAATGAAAAGGCATATATTAAAGGAAAGAAAATTCCTTTTAAGAATCGTCCGGTATGGTCTTTGACGGCTGAACAGATGGCTAAACGTTCAGATGATACCCTTGATGAAACCTTAAGAAAGCACCATGAAAAAGTAGTAAAAGAAGCCGTTTCTGAAGGTAAGCCCGTACCAACCGAGGTGCTGGCTAAGTATCCAGACCTTGCACCAAAAGTAGAAAAACCTACTATAACTCCTCAATACGATCTCGCTCTCACCGTCATGAATAAACTTGCAAACGGCGAGAAAACCACCTGGCAAGAACTGTTTCAGGCTGCCAATAAAGCTTACGGTGGTACCCAGGCCCAGGGTAAGTACTCGGTTAAAGAAGCTTATGATGCTATGGAATTGGGTATGAATCTTCAGTTGCTCAATAATCCCATAGCTATGCCTCAGATAGATGTAGAAACAGCGAAAAGCAATATCAAATCACTCAAGAAAGCCCTTTACAGTCTTCCAACTCAAACAAAGCGTACAGAAGAAACCATTGGGTTACAGCAGTTTTCTACCCCACCTCCGCTGGCCTACGCAGTCAATTGGGTG